AACAGGACCAAAAACAAAATGAAACTGGTTATGAAAAGTGGCTTTTGGAAACTAATCAAGCTCTCAAGAATGATCGTACCAAGGATTTATTTGGTGAAAGCTTGAATGTTCCTAGCAAAAACGCCCTTCATGTGTATGAATGTAAAATTCATAAATCATTTGCTGGTAGAAACAGTATTGCAGAGATACCTCAAATGCGTTTGAGTACTCCAGACAAGCTCGCTGGCATGTGTTTCTCAATTTGTCCATATGTTGGTGGAAAGCGCCAACCGAGTGTTGGAACAGCCCTTAGATATAAAAACCTAATGGTAACGTTTGCACATTTGCTTACTGGTTCCGAAGCTGAGAGCTTCATTTTTGTCGCTCAGACAAACAATCGCACTCCTTTTGAGATTACGATTCCCCGATCAAGCTTTGTCACAAATACAACAGTGGTGGATGATGACAAGTTGCCATACGACATCATGTATGCAAAAGTTAATTGGACGACCGCTTGCCCTTCTGTTGGTTTTGATTGCACTCAAAAGACTTGTATGGGTTACACACGTATTGCTGAAAAAAATACTGTGTTTTACTTGCCTACAGGTATTATTGAAGATGTGCACACATCCGTCCTTGTTGATGGTGATTGTGGTTCTCCACTTGTTGATTTGAACCTTACAATTATTTATGGATTCCATACAGCCAAGATTACACTTGAGGGTGTAAATTGTTCACGCTTTGTACCGTTCACTGCAGAATTGAAAGAGTGGTTACAAACCGGTGTTGTTCCGGAGAAAAAAAATTAAAACTCCGGCCATGGGAAGGCTCAGTGGTTCTGTATGACCATTTTTTTAGTCCACATACAGACCACAGCCTGTGGCCTTGTGAGCCAGATAAGTTTGCATCAACCGTTATGCAAAACGTGTATGGTGGTACTTCGCTTGTACCAATATATCATTGTGCGGGTTCCTTTAACCCCCGGACAAAGATTAAGATTGATCCCTTTTTTGAAGATTATATTCTAGAGGACAACACCATGCAAAAAACAACAAAGTATGGTATCGCAGAACAAACCAAGAAAAATGCGATAGTGGCGTTGGAGAAATACTCACTCCCACTTAAAGGTTATCATGGTAGTGGTTTACAGGCCACAACCAACGTTTTGAAAAAATACCTCAAACGTACTATTGGAACCGTAGAAGTTCAAGATTGGCAAACTGTGTTTGCTGATACTGATTGGTCCACTGGACCTGGTTTCCCATATGGTAGTGAAGGTATAACGAAAGCAGACTTCTTTGTTGGTACATTTGATTGTCACAGAGATGTTGTTTCGAAGTTGGAAGCCTATGAACGTGCTTTAATGTTTGGACCAACTTATCCAACACCTGTGTACACAGCTGCCTATAAGGACGAGGTCTTAGCAACAGAGAAGATTGAAAAGAACAAGACAAGATTGTTTATGCCCTCTTCTTTCCCATATACTTTGCTTTGTTCAAAGTATTTTGGTGATTTTGCTAAGCGTTTTTATAAATGCGCCAAGATGTCCACAACAAATTTCTGGCCTGGAAAGGTAGAACAGATTCACTTCGCTGAACTGTATGAACAGGTCTCCAAATTCCAGTTGGCATTACATGCTGATATGGGATCCTGGGACAAAACTGTTCTTGACACTATCATGGCTTGCATTTATGAAGCCATGCTAGAATGCTACCCGCTAGAATTTTCTGCAAACACTCCTGAAAATACAATTTTCAGCCGTCTCGCGTGCGACAACATTTTCAAGAATGTTGCACTGTGGGATGGAACTTTGATATACCTAACCGGTAAACAAGCATCAGGTCATGTGCTAACGATTGTTTTAAATTCGTTGATGATCTTGTTTTTGCTATTGTTAGCATGTCATGATTTGGGTTATTCAGCTGAGAAATTCCTGAATGAAACCTACTGGATGATTGGTGGTGATGATAATTTTATCGCATTCAACAAAGAGTGGTCACCTTTCTTCCAGCAATTGCCAGATTATTTGGCATCTATTGGTTACATCTATGAAACCGAAGGCATCCAGACACCAAAGGAAATTAATTTCTTGTCTGCCAGCATAGGTGTGATTGATACTCCGAGTGAGCAATTCATTGGGCCACGTAGGGACTACCAACGTCTGGTAGCCACGTGCCAATTCACAAAACATCCCAAAGATCCCTCTGTAGCGCACATGAAGGCCTTATCAGCCCTTCTAGCTGCAGTACCGATTGGTAGAGATGAATTTTCCCGTATAGCAGG